CTTCCATCCCGACGTGTTACGCATCGGCTTCAGGCCGTGAGTGGAGAGAAGAGAAGCACGAGCCATGATGGGCACGGTCTTCTGTCCCTGACTCCATACCTTGCTGTCGCTGGGAGTGTCCCAGTTGCCGAGCATACGCCACTGAGCCTTGTTGTACTTCGCGTTGGCAGTGTCCATGATGACACTGAAATTGTTCTCATCTACATAACGACGGATGTCGTACTGGTTGTAGAAACTCTTTGCTCTTGTAGTTGCCATAGTGAACTCCTTTCTTTACTTACGGTCTGACCATTTGAACTGACAGCCAGCAGCAACGAGAGCAGCCTTGATAGCATCGTTGATAGCGGGCATACGACGCTCCAACACAGGACGGTCGTTCTTGTAAGCACCGTCACCATCTACGGAGATGGCGTTGGCATCGCGAACGATGTCATACGGAGTGAGCGCATTGGGAATAGCCTTCACCTTCTTGCTGTCGGCATCGACTACCACGAGGATGTCATCGGCAGCAAGGCCAGTAATGGCTCCACTAAGAGTAAGCACGTTGCCCTCCTTCGAGGCAACGGTAGCGTAGTAAGTAGCGGCCTGAGTCAAGTCACTACCCAGCTCGGCAACGGTAGCACCGACCTTGATGGCGGTCTGACCAAAACCGAGGTCTTTCAGCGTGACGGTAGTACCATCGACGCTCTCAACTTTCGCTGTGATGATCGGAGTAATCTCGCGGGTTGACTCGTCACAGTACACAGGCGTACCACAAGGCAGCACATCGCCAGGGGCAGGCAGGTCGTCGAGGTTGAAGTTGAAGCCGCCGACAAGCAGCTCAGGCTTCCCCTCGAACACAACAAGCGAGCCGCCGAACTTCTGGCTGGCCTTGACAATCTGATTAAATGTTCCCTTAATCATAGTTTTGTCTTTGTGTTGTGAATGAATAATGTTAACTAACTCTCTATATTTTCTACACAACCCGCGATTACATCATGATAGCCTCAAGCTCCTTCGTCTCGGCTGCGGCAATCTCGGCCTCCTTCTCCTTCTGCTTGATGAAGTTGTCGAACTCCTTGTTGGTGTTCGTGCCTCCACCAGCACCGCCGGCATACGGGCCGTTGCCAGAGTCGCCGTAGAACTCCTTATACAGCTTCTCGTATTTTTTCTCGACCTCAATCTTCAGCTTGTCGAAGTCTGAATCGGCGTTTACCTCCGTTTCCTTGATGGCAAGGTTCACGACAGGCTCGCGGTCGGCGAGACGCACGTCAAGAAGATAGTCTTTCAGTTCCTCGCGGATTTTGTTGACAAGGGCATCTTTCTTCTCCTGCTCGGTCTTGGCCATATAGTCGGTGAACTGTTTAGCCAGCTTACCGATGGCACTGTCATCGCCAGTAAGCTCACCCTTGAGCTTCGCCACCTCGTCAGCCACAAGCTGGGCGACATCGACTTTCTCTTCGGGCTTCTCTGCTGGCTTCACGTCAGGATGGTCTTTCTCCCACTGAGTCTTGAAAGCTGCCATAGCATCGTCAACAGCCTTCTGCTGTGCAGTCTTCTGTTCCGACTCCCACTGCGTCTTGCCTTTGTTGATTCCATCGGCGACCTCGTGGCGCAGCTGACCGCTCATCGACTTGAGCATCTGAACGGGAAGGCTCCAGCTCTCATCGGTGATTTTCTCGTCATCTGCAAACATGGGAAGAAGGACGGTTGCTACCTCGTCATACGTTCTTTCGCTAAGGTTGTCTATTCCAGCCTTAGACTTCAAATTCTGAATGAGAAGATTTTTCTCCATAGTCTTTTTGTGTATAAAATGTTTAATTTTTGTGTTGGTAAGGAATGATTTCTTCAAATCCTTGTCACAAATGTATAAAAACATACACTCCCTACATTATGTTTTTAGAAAAACTTGAAGAAAAATTTGAAAACATATTGTAACTGAATCATTTATAGGTACTTTTGTGGTGTATAAACAAAAGAATTGTGATATGCAGGAATTTAGTGGACTTAGTACGTTGGGTGGCAATCCCATCCGCACCTCCGAATACGTTGAGGAACTGCGCAGACAGGAGGAAGAAAAGAAGTTCTCTAAGGTTTTCATCCCGAACAAGGGCGCACAGGAAGACGGACTTCACAGTGACGCGGACTTGATAATCTACGGAGGAAACCGAGGAGGAGGTAAGGCAAACACCTACAACACGCCCGTCGCAACACCGACGGGATTCAGGAAGATGGGTGACTTGAACATCGGCGACCCTATATGTACGCCGTATGAGGGTATTCAGGAAGTAACGGGAATCTATGAACAGGGAGAGCAGACCGTCTATGTCCTCCATTTCAACGACGGGACGGAGCTGCGATGTATGGACAATCACAGATTCCTCGCGCGTGCGCACCATGACGAACCGTATATGGTATGGACGGCACGTGACATCTTCGACGTTTACAAGATTGACGAGAAACCGCCCCTCTCGCTACGCAGAGGCTCGACGGAATATGTCGAGTTCCCGCTTTGCGGAGAGGTGGAGTTGAACGAGACGGCAGTACCGACATCACTGCCGATACCGCCATTCGTGCTCGGATGGATTGTCGCAAAGGGACGTTTCGAGTTCAGCAAGAACGGAATACCGCTGACGAAGAACTATGTGGAGTCAAGCAAGTTCAGGGCATACGGGTATAAGATAAGGAGAAACCCCAACAACGAGACGTACTACCTCATCGGAATCCCTGCGTCTGTCAGGAAGCAGGTGACATCAAGCAAGCCTGGGATGCCAGCATACATACCTGACATATACATGAACGCATCCATAGAGTCACGATGGGCATTCCTGCAGGGACTTTTCTGCAGATGCGGATATTCAAGGGGCACTTTCCCGTATATCGACATACCGAACAAGAAGCTGGCACAGCAGGTGGCACAGATGGTACGCTCGCTCGGCGCGTTTGCGATATGCAGGGAGATAACGGACGAACCTGACAAGATAGGCTACTACAAGGTGACGCTAAACGCGCCTAATAATAAAAAGATATGGTATCGCGTGTGCAGACAGACACGCGCAAAGATAGTAGCACCGATACCGACAAGCTCGAAAAACCTCGACGAATGCCTCACAAAGAAAATCATGTGGGTGTCAAAGGCAGAGAAGAAAGCGAAGTGCAGGTGCATCACCGTCTCTGGCGAAGACCACCTGTACCTGACAGATGCCTACACGGTAAACCATAACACAGCCCTCATGCTCATGGAAGGGCTGTACGACACGAAGAACAAACACTACAACAGCGTCCTGTTCCGAAAGAACAAGGATGACTTCGACAACATAGAGAACGAGAGCAAGAGGTGGTTCGCCAATCTCGGCAAGTACAACAAGTCGAAGGATGACATGACGTGGAACTTCAAGACTGGAGCGAAGATGTCCTTCGACCATTTCGACATGACGCTGAAAGAGTTCGAGGACAAATACAGAGGACAGCAGATAGCCTATATCGGCATCGACGAGCTGCCTCAGATGCCCTTCGAGTTCCTAAAGATTCTCATGGGCAGCAACCGAAACACCATCGGCATACGCTCGCGCATCCTCGGCACATGCAACCCCGACCCGCTGTCATGGCTGCGGAAGTTCCTCTCATGGTGGATAGCCGACAGGGACACCATATATCCAGACGGACTCAAACACCCTGAGAAACATGGCCTGCCGATACCTTGGCGCAATGGCGTTGTCCGCTATTTCTTCGTCACGGGGGATACGATAGATAACGTCATACAGGGAGATACGCCAGAGGAGGTGTATATGCAGGCGAAAGACGAGATAGACGCGCTGTGGGATCCGCGCCTCGCGGAGTTCGGCTATGACAAGATAACCTTCTCCGTCAAGTCTGCTGTGTTCATACGCGCCAGCATCATGGAGAACAAGTCACTGCTGAAGAACGACCCGAACTACGTCTCGTCTATCCTCAACAAGTCGCCAGAGGAACGCGCAAAGGAATGGGAGGGCAACTGGGATGCCATCGCCATCGGTGACGATATGATACAGCCGTTCCACATGGAAAGATGCTTCTCCAACGCCGCCATGCTCGGCGACAAGGTACGGCGTGCCTCATGTGACGTGGCAGGCGACGGAGGCGACAACTGCGTAACATGGCTGAAGATAGGAAACCACATACAGGACTTGTTCGTATGCAGGCTCGACCCGTATAGCACCATCCCGCTCATCAAGGCAAAGCTGCGTGAGTGGGGCGTGCTGGAGCAGAACTTCGTCTTCGACCTGCAGGGAATAGGACAGATATTCAAAGGGGCTTTCCCCAACGCCATACCGTTCAACAACCAAGAGGCGGTGGCAAGGGAAGACAGGTTCCTCCACGACTGCCTGAAATCACAATGTGCGTATAAGTTCGCACAGCACACACAGCAGGGGGAATGGAGCATAGAACCGACGCTGCTGAAAAGGCAGTACAAGGCAGGAAAGACAACCAATGAGTTGCAGTTCATACTCCAGAGGGAACGAAAAGCCATCCGTCAGGATATGAGCAAGGCCGACAGGGGATGGTGCCTCATACCGAAGGAGATGATGAAAAGACGCTCGCTCGTAGGACACTCGCCCGACTTCATCGAGGCACTGGTGATGTTCGAGGTCTTCGACGTGAAAGAGACGGACGTGCAGATACCGTCGTTCCTCAACGGGCATATCAGACACAGGAGAGTATTCAATTTCAGTTAGACCGTGAGGCCCACGGATCGTTTCACTTTTTAAATCAACACAAAAATGACAACAGAGACACAGACATTCAGACGGGAACTGCTTACGAAGAAGCCGTTCTACCGCATCAATGCCAACGTGGGCCAAAAGGCGGACTTTCCACGCTCGGACATTGGAGAACA